TCGATACATACCAAGCCGCTTCTTTATCCTTGGTCAGTCGCCAAGAGGTAAAGCCGAGTTTCCATCGATTTTCCAACGTCGCTTTGCGAAGCGGAGAACCGGGGAATTCATGCAGCAGCAGGTGTAGGTGAGGCCGACCCCTCATTTCTTCGGAGGTCCTTTCCCCGTTATGTATCTCGGTTACTAGCAGATAGCGGAAAGGGCATCCGGAGGCTTCTCGCACCCGTTTGAGGTAGTTTGTAACCTCAATGCCCAGAGCTGCGCTTCGATGCTTGAATTTCTCTTCCCAAGACAGTTGCACGAAATTCCCAACTTTGGACGCACAAAGCGTATCGAGCCAGAAGTGTCTTTCTGGCGAGCAAGTCAGCGTTCCGAACCACGTTCGTTCGCTTGCTTCGATTTCTGTGATCGCGCGACCGCGCCACAGAGCCGCACGTTTGCGGAGGCAAGTCGGACACTTGCGGCAACTAGTGAGCATGTTCAGCTCAATCATCGGCGGGGCCTTTACACCCTTGCGGGAAATATTACGCGCCAGACCGGTGGCGCGTGAGGTCTTAGTGACAGGAATGGGACGCTCGCAGCCGCGAGATACGTCCCAAGTCCCACGGCGGGAGCCGTGGCGTTCGAAGCCGTCGTCGGCAGCGAGAGCCTTAACGAACGTGCGTTGAATGCGTTCAACGTCAGTCATGGGCGTGAAGCCGAGCTGTCACTTGTGCCCATTATATCAAGTCCTCGCCGTTCCGGCGATTAATGGGCAATCCTCCACAACCGTCCGTTGTGGTAATCCCGTCGCGCACCCCGTCAAGGGCCGCTCCGCTTAAACCCTTGACTGGGACCCCGCCCGACTGGGGTTCTGGCGAGTGATCTTCGATCAGGACGGGGACCGGCTCCAAAGGAGCCGCCCGCCTGACGAAGAACGAAGGAGAACCACTATGGACACGATCATCAGCGACCTTGCGCTTCTGGAACCGAAATTTGGCCGGGCTTGCAGTCGATTGCACGCATATCTCATCGACGCCCACGAGACCGGCCGCACGCAAACCCGCTTCGAAATCTTCGAGACGTACCGCCATCCCCAGAGGCAAGCGAGCCTCCTCAAAAAAGGCGTTTCGAAAGCGGGACCGTGGGAGAGCGCGCACCAACTCGGGCTTGCTTGCGATTTCGTTCCTTACCTCAGCGTTGAAGACGCGGAAAAGCTCAGCCGGACCAAGGGGGAGCGAGTTATCCCCGGCTGGAATTGGGACGCCTCCCACGATTATCGCTTTCTGGCGACCGCTGCGGAGACGTTCAAGCTGAGAGTGCCGATTGGCTGGGATCCTTGTCATGTGGAGCATCCTCGTTTCAGAGAGTTTCGGGCAAGCTGGCGAAAACTAATCGAATAAAAAAAGGGGGGCAATAGCCCCCCTTCCCACATCAGAGCACCCGTCGCCCTGGCGTCTGGTCGCGCTGGCGACCCTTGATCGTCAGATTGGTGATGCCATCCGTCTGGATATACTTGTCAGCGCCGCTGAACAAGGCATCGATAGCCGTGGTCGAGGGATACCGCGCACCACCGGCGTCGGTGATGACGCTCACAGCCCCAGAAGCTGCATCAGGAGCAAAATTGAGAAACTGGTCGCCGTAGACAAGCAAATCTCGCAAATCCACCCAATAGCCTTCCGGGGTCCCGGCATCGAAGGCGTCAGCCAGCGGACCGGCATTCTCGGCGAAGTGCTTAAAGCCACGTTCGTATTCCTTGTGTGAGAGAGCCGGGAGCCAGTTTTCGAGCGTCTGCATGAAACCGGCCAACTGACCCTTAGGATCGGAGAGATAAGCTTTCGGCTTCTGAACCGTCAGCCCGATGATGAAGCCCGGCTCCTTGAAAAGCCGATCCTTGTCGGCGCGGAAAGCGTTCACCCACGAAACAGCGGACGAGGGGACCCCCGTAGTCGGTTCGACCGTGTTTGTCGGATATTGCCATTGGCGCCAGTACCGGATGAGTTCAGGCCGGTACTTGTTGAAGCTTTCTTCGACTTCCGGGACGGAAACGCCGAAGGTCCGGATCCAGTCTTCATAGTCCATCGTTTCCAGACCAGCTTCCCGCAGGGCTTCCCAATGCTGCATACCGTGCAGCATTTCCTGCGCCTCGACATGGCCGTCGGCGTCGAGGTCGAGATTGACGTCTCGATTCGTGCGCTTGTCGGCATCGAGCGTCAGACTATCCATCCAGTTGCGGGAGCCCAGCTGAGCGAGGGGGACCCCGTCGAGCGTGGCGACGTTCCAATCTTCCCCTTGATCCCGGAAGAAGTACTCCACACAGGTTTCCATGGCATATTTCATCCACGGAATACCACCGGCAGCGTGGTAGAACTTCGGGTCCGCAGCCGCTTGAAGCGGCGTCGGATTGAACGTACCGGGAGACGTGACCATTTCGTCCACGAAATCGGTGCCGAGGTGATACTCGATATCCCGAAGCCGCACGTAGAAGAAGTAGTACTCACACCACCAACCAATCAGAGCGTGTTTGAGCGGCTTAGTCACGACACGAGACATAGTGACGAGGTTGGACAGCGTTTCACCCGGCAGGACCGGGGCCAGCATGAAAGGCTGGATTTGGTACGGTTTCGTCCGAAGCTGAAACGGGAAAGCCGGAGAGCGCGTCACGCGCCGTCCGGCGTATTGTTTGGCGACCCTCGTTTTCGGGTCCCGATATTTAGCCATTTTCCTTACTCCTTAGAAAATGGGGGCCGAAGCCCCCGACGTTAAAACTGCGCCCGGAGCGGCTGAACGGACGATTGCACGCCGTTCACCGGCGATGCGCCGACCGTCTGGACTACGATGCGAATGGTGCGACCACCACCAGAGCGTCCCGACATGCGCCGAGAACGTCGACGGGGAGCAGCCCTTGTGCTGCGAGCCCGGTAAGAAGACCGACCACCAGAATACGAGCCACGAGTGGTCCGACGGCGGCGACGAGCATATGCCATTTTGATACCTCCTTGTTCAAGTGAGCCTCCGACGAGAGATTGCACGCCGGGACGGGCGTTCCGCGTAGTAGTAGCGCGGCCTCTCGACAGTATACGCGCCGTCGGCACCCGTCAACGGGACCCGCCGAGGGTAATGGCTTTCCTGCCTATACCACGGAATGGCAGTGACAGGCCGTTGATGCATCTGCCTTTCCCAACGGTTCGTTTGCGGGTTATACGAACGCGTCGAGTACCAATTATGATACTCACCTCGCGCAATGCGTTGCCGCCATTCCTCTTGCGTCCGCGCCTTCTGCGCGTCCCATTGATCCTTGTTCAATGGAGTACCCGCACCGGGACCCCGCAGGCCAGACCACAGGCCCGCGTCACCCAGTTCGCGCGCGCGGGTTTTCAGCTTGTTACCAACATAGCCCCACGCGCGGTCGTTACCTTCGTTTTTGATCAGGTTGATCACTGCATCCTGAATAGAGAGTTCACCAAGATTGTCATAAAGCACCTTGAGGCGGTCGGCAGTATTGGCCGCACGATCGCGCCATACACCATCCCGACCGCGCCACCTGCGAAGTTTCCATGGAAGCGCGCGATAAATCGCGGACACGTAGTCGTCAACCTCCATGAAAGAGCCGCCCGTACGGGCAAGGAAGCCCCACCATGCGGGCGAAACACCCGGCTTGATGCGTTTCTTCTTTTCGACATCACCCGGAGGTGGCGGTTGGATCGGATGGATAACCGGAACCGGCATACCACCGGGATCAGTGGGCGACCAGCCGACGCCCGGCTGACCACCGGGAGGAACCTCAGGAGCAGGAGCCGGTTCAGGCGCAGGCTCAGGTTCAGGCCGACGCCGAACAATCGGAGGCGGCTCCGAATACGGGTACGGATACGGAAGTTCCGTAGGAGGCGTAGGCCAATGCACGATAACCGGAAGAGACGGCCACTCGGTCGGAACGTCAGGATTGACCACACCCTGACGTTTGACCGTGCGCTTATAGCCCTCGACATAGGTCATGCGAGTACCAGCGGGATTGAGAAACCCGATATAAAGCGCCTGAGATCGATACGACGACCCCGTAGTAAACGGTCCGAACGACGGAATGTCACCCGGCCAAGGACCGGAGGGGACCTGTCCGATAGTACCGCACAGCCCAATGCCCTGACAATTCGGGAAAGGCGCAGTACCCGCGCTAACGCTAAACGGCCCATTTCGGGCGTTTATCTCTTCTGTAGTCGGAATGCTACAGCACTTATGCCAGCCACCAGCGGCAAGAGAGTAGTCCTCTCTCTCTTGTGTCCACCACTGGTAAAGCTCATAGGCGTCCCATGCAAGGAGCGCCCAGCCGAGGCCGGGGACCAGACGCGGAGCAAGTCCGCGCAGAAGCTTACGCGCAACACCGCGACCAAGCGGTGACGGCCCCGGTACAAGAGGCCGTGGAACGCGCGGAAGCGGAGTGGGCCGCAGAGGACGCGGCAATTGAGGACGCGGCGCGGGAGCCGGTCGGGGAGCAGGCCGAGGCGCAGGCCCCGCAGGTCTACGAGGCGTGGGCCGCGCCGGTGGACGCCCCGGTCTACGACGCGGGGTCGGCCTTGACGGCCTTGAAGGCCGAGGCGTGGGCGTCGGCGCAGGCGCAGGCGAGCCCATCCTTCTCGCCAAAAATGGTTGTCTAGCGGCCATTTGTGTCTACCTCCTTGGTGTCGGTTTTAGGTTTTCAGGCTACCCGCTGAAATCCTATTCTTCTGTCGAGTCCTTCTCTCCCCTTGTTATTTTAGAGGGAGGGGAAGGGGTCGGGGACAGCACACTTTATCATCTAGTGATAAGTTATGTCTAAGGACGTGGGTATTTTTTGTTTCTCTTTCATTTTCATTCAAGCTTAGAGTTTGCCATACCCCAACGACGCACGAGTACGCGCATCGTTTGCTTTGGAGATATACTTCGATACATACCAAGCCGCTTCTTTATCCTTGGTCAGTCGCCAAGAGGTAAAGCCGAGTTTCCATCGATTTTCCAACGTCGCTTTGCGAAGCGGAGAACCGGGGAATTCATGCAGCAGCAG